CCCAGCTTGCGTTGATATTTACCACAATCGAAGGTACTGTACCTTTGTCCGATGATCTCGGCGAGCGGTGGACGAGCATTCAGCGAAGCAGAAGCATTGACGATGTCGTTCTTCTGTTTTGTGTTAGGCAACACGTTTTCCCTCTTGTGCTCCGCACCCTGATTCCTAGACGAATCCGGGGCTTGGTTACTAGCGGAGTTCGAAGACTCGCGTTCCTTCTCACGAGATTGACTACTTGCGCGAGATTCTTGTTGCTTGCGCGAATCAGGAGAATCCGAATGCGGAGGCTTGGGCGGAGGTACGTTCTCTTTGTTCGACCTGCTCGAACCAGCAGGAATAAATTGTCCCTGGTCACTGTATTCCCCGGGCTGAGCGTATCTACCCTGATAGTTACCTTTCTCGAACTTACGCCTAGAAGCCTTGCGAAGATCGGGGTCGGAAGATTCGATGAAGTCCAAGACTTGCCTGTGGAAAGTCGGAAAGCTGCGGACAGAGTGACCTGAAACGTTCCATTTCTTCATCTTGTCTTGAGTGAAGAGCACGACGTGGCCGAACAGAGCCGCTTCATGGTCACCACCACCAATCCACTTCTGCACGGAAGTGTGCATATGCTGGTCAAGCGAAAAAGACAAAGGTTCGGTGCGGAAACGAAGCATGTTGACTGGAGGTGGGTTAGGACTGGCAGCAAAGCAAACTAAAATGCAAGAATATCAATATTTTTGTGATTTTAAAGTTTTCTCGAAAACAGGGAAGTGCAGCTGGTTAATCGGATGACGATTAAAAGGAAAGGAAACGATGGTTGTTACAGCGAAGATGTTCAGGCTAACGGAGACGCAAGAGTAGAGGAAAATTTCAAAACGATTAAATCAATAAACTGTGGTAGAGATATCTTGCTCCCACAGATTTGCGAATTCTTTGTAGGATAACCTCAAAGTATTCAGACTCTCAATAAGGGGTTTTACAGCCCCCCTCTTACTCGGCGGAAGCCGTTCTAGAACGGCTTTGGCCAATTCTTCTTGCACTAACTCCTTATCGTAGTTACGCATCAAATCCTTGAACGAAACCCAGTTTTCGTGAATCAAGCTGGAATCTTTGATATCCCAGCGTCCGAGTTTAACCGCTCGCTTGACAGGGTCTGCAGCCATGTAGACCCGACCGTCTACCTCCAGGATGTAATATCCACAAAAGTAGCCACGGTCGAAATAAGCCGTCTTAGCGTCACCATTGAAGTTGAGCGCTATTTGAGTAGAACATTCTTTTATTCTACCTCTAAGAGACGGAGAGTCCATAAGTTGAAACCAGGAGTCGTCGCCGAGAAACATGGCGCAAATAACCTCGTGAGCTTTCAACTTTAGACTCCACGCTAACGCAGTCATATTTAGGACTGTGTTACCGAAAGCTGTAGTGACGTCTCCGGACTTACGCTGGTACTGCAGATAAACAACTAAACCCAGCGAATACGCAAAATTCGTACTCCGGTAGTGACCAGCCATCCAAGTATCTAAATCCTCAGCATTGAGACCCAACTTGGAAAGCATAACCTTATCGAGTGCGAAGGCCACTTTCTCTTGAGAACGGTCATAATCTGAGAAATCATTCTCGACTATGACGTTTCCCATAGCAGGCATGTAGGCTTGGTTGAGAAATTCTTCGATCTGGTCAAGGTTCTTACCTTTATTGTAGAGCACCTCGGGACGCAG